AGGACCCTGCACAGGCCAAAGAGGGGGCAATCGGGAAGGCAACCGTGCTCGGAAGCGGATTTGGTCTCGGGCCTGTCGGTTTCCGTGCTCGCTTCGCGCCAAAGGAGAGCATTGATCTGGCGATGCTCGCAATCAACACCTACCGGCAGGAGTTTGCTCCGCTCGTCCCTCGCTTTTGGTATGGCCTGTTCGATGCGAGCGTGCAGGCCGTCTATTCCGATCTCGGCAAGGCTCACAGTTACGAGGGGATCGAGTTTCGCAAGGAATACGACTTCCTGACCATGCGCCTGCCATCCGGTCGCAAGATTTGGTATCATCGCCCGCGCAAAGCAATCACTTATACGCCGCAAGGTGAGGAGCGGCCTTCATGGACGTTCATGAGTTATCAGGGCAAGAAATTCCGTCGCCACATGGCTTGGCACGGGATGCTTACGGCTGATTGTATTCAGGGCAGCGCACGTGATCTGATGGTCGAGGCCATGAAGCGCGCCGAAGCGGCTGGCCTCAACACGATCTTCAAGGTTCACGACGAATTGGTGTTCGAGGAATTCGACCGGCCTGATCTGGTCGAGACGGTCAAGCAGGTAATGGAAGATATTTCGCCTTGGGCAATCGAGCGGAAATTTCGCGTGAAGGCAGAGGTCGAGAAAATGCAAAGGTATCGGAAATGATCGTCGCAGGCATCGACCCAGGCAAGACAGGCGCGCTGGCGATTCTGCATCCTGATGGGAGCGCGGAATTCTTCGACGTGCCCACGGTCAAGCTGAAAGGCAAGATCAAGCCCGCTTGGAGCCTGTGGGCGCGTCAATGGTGCATGGCGCTGGATATAGCGCTTCCTGACATGGTGGTGATCGAGGACATTGCAGCGAGGCCGGGGCAGGGTGTGACTTCGATGTTCACGTTCGGGCGCACTCTTGGCTTCGTGCATGGGCTGGTGCAGGCAACTACGTCCTGTCCGGTTCATTTTGTGACACCTAGTGTCTGGAAAGCCAAGCTGGGCTTGCAGAACAGCGATAAAGGTGCGAGTCGAGAAAAGTGCTCCAATCTCTATCCCTCGACTGCACCGCACCTTGGCAGGGTCAAGGACGATGGCAGAGCCGAAGCGGCCTTGCTGGCTCACTATGGGAGGAAATTCTTATGATCGAAGTTGCGGGTGCGATTGTATTTTTAGGCATTGGTTTTTTCGTCGGCGCGATATGGGCTGTTCGGGATGCGCTTGACAGCTACGACGAGAGCGGCGGACCTTGGGATTATTGACATGAGTGTCCGCACCGAACGTCTTCTGTGCCTTGCCTTTTGCCTCGCCGTGTGGGCGATGGTGATTTGGTTTGTGCTGCCTTTGATCCCCGAAGCAATAGGAGAATAACCAAATGCGTTACAAAATTCGCAAAGGCAAATATTCGCCATACGAACTTGTCTCAATTGTGCCGACCAATTTCAGAGTTGATGCTGTCAACTTCATCTGCGGCGGCACTTTTGAAGAATGCGAAGCGGTAAAAAACAAACTGTCTGCTCAAGTCAAAGAGCAGGCACCGTTATTTCAACCGAGGAGAAAAGTGATGAATATTGATGATTTGACTATCGCGGAAGCCAAGGCGCTGGTCGCCATGTTTGGCGGTGCCGCCCCGCTGGATACCGGCATGATCGGCAAGTATGTCATCGTGCGATGCCACGATGCTGGCGTTCACGCTGGCGTGCTCGAAGCCTCCAATGGTCGTGCTTGCGTGCTCACCGAGGCTCGCCGCCTCTGGTATTGGAGGGTCAGGGGATCGGGGGACTTCCTCAACGCCATCGCACTGTCCGGCGTGCACCCCGACAGCAAGTTGTCGGCCCCCGTGGATCGCATCTGCCTCACGGAGAACTGCGAAATCATCCAGTGCACCGAAGAAGCGGAGCGCGTCATTCGCGCTCAGGCGGTCTACAATGTCTGACAAGATGCTCTCTGGCTACGGCTTCGGCTATGGCTCCGGCTCCGGTGCCGGAAAGGGCTACGGCGATGGTTAAGCGCAATGTCAATTTTTGACGAAGGAAACACAATGGCTGACAAGATACTTTCCGGTTACGGCTCCGGCTCCGATTCTAACTCCGGCTCCGGCGACGGCTACGGCTACGCCAAAGGCTACGGCTCCGGCTACGGCGACGGCTACGGCTACGGCGATGGCTACGGCTACGCCAAAGGCTACGGCTCCGGCTACGGCGACGGCTACGGCTACGGCGACGGCTACGGCTCCGGCTCCGGCTCCGGCCACGGCTAAGCGCATGGGCTACTTTTGGAAGGTGATGCAATGGAAGATGTGCCGCAAGAATATCGTGAAGCGGCGAGAGTCGCCATCACAGGCGTGATGCAACCTCAACCTATCCGCCAGATCGCCCCGATCAACTCCCGCGCTCGCACCCGTAGCAGCGCCAACTCATGCTGGCCCTTGCGCGGTGTGGATGGGCTGACGTTCGCCGAGCGCAAGGCCAAGGAGAAAGAACGTGGATGATTTGAACCGCCGCGACAGTGTAGCTGCGCTCTTTGTAACCACGCCCGTGTTGGGCCAAGCAGTTGAAAGGTGAGAAAATGCCTAGAATGGAAACGCTCACTGCCGAGGAACTGGTGCCTTTGCAGGACGCCGAAATCCGACGCCTCCGCGCCCAACTTGCTGCGTCCGAGGCGCGCATTGCTGATCTAACTGCAGACGCGATCATCGTTGATCGTATGCGCGACAGATTGTCCGACCTTGAAGGTTTTGAGGACGGCGGGATTACCAGCGCGATGTGGGATGAACTGTGCGCGCTGCGGCGATGGCTGGGATAAAGGAAATCGAATCATGACTGACGAACGCAAGGCGCTTGCGTAGGGCATTTTTCCGGGAGGCATAGATTACTCAGGTTCCTCCGGCGCTGTCCGGCTGCCAAGCGCTACATTTTCGATCTTGCTCATGATCTCGCGCACCGAAAGCCAGCCCGCCAGCGTCCAGCCTACGGCTTCGCGCAGCGTCATGGCCTCGTGGTAAGCCATGAATCCCATCAACCCGAGGATTGCTGCACCAAGCACGCCAAGGATGCGGACGGCTTCCCGGCGGAGCGTCACGATTGTCCTCTATACATACGCGCCTCGGCCTCTCGGCGGCGGGTCAGTCCCTGCATCACTTTGCCACCCGCACGGTTCCAGCGCAGGAACTCACGCGCTGCCCCATCATAGTCACCCGCGCGATGCTTGCGAACCAGCGTCGATCTCCGGAACGCTGCACGCCCGATATTGTAGGCCAGTGAAACCAAGGCATCGAACTGGTTTTGCGTCACGGGCGCATTGCCCAGCGCGTCCCGGACTTCCTGCTCAAACTCGGCAAGGTGCTGACGAAATCGTTCATCGGCCTGTGCTCGCGTCCAGATCGTGCCCTTGCGGATACGCCCGCCATTGAACGGGTCAGTGCCTGTGCTGCCCCATCCAATCGTCCACGGCTCGCCTCCAGTGCCAGGATCAGGATAGGCTTCGATGCGCCCATCAGGTCGAACACGCGCCAAGCCCTCGAAGCTGTGGATCAAGTCGATCCCCGCTTGGCTGGTTCGCATGGCTTCTGGCACTGCCACAGCGCGCCGAACACCCCAGCCATCCAAGAGCGTATGTAGTTGCTCGATGCGACCAGGCACGTTGAACGGATTGCCATCCGTCGCTGCACGGATTGCGGCAAAGATTGGTTCACGCGGATCGTTCATCGCTTTTCTGCCTTCTTCATGGCAGGGATGATCCTGTTTGCTGAATAATTCAACGGGTGGAAATCGACCAATTGTTTGAAGAAATTGTTGGATTTCTTCGATGTGACAGTGCGAGTGACAGGCTTGCGATATTTCTCATGCCACGCTTTCATCGCAGCGTAGTTGGGAAATCCCTCCTTCTTCGCCCAAGCATCAAGCTGTTTTTGATTTGAACCAGCCATTGTCAACCTCCTAGTCCTTTGAAATACTCATAAATACCTGCGAGAGCCGATGCACAAGCCGCAATGAACCCGCCGCCGATAAGCAACTTTGCAAGCGATTTCATGCCATCGTTGCG